ACAAACAATTGAGCATCAAGGGATGCAGACGTTGCAAGTGAAGGTCGTGGAGGATGACATTTCCGTGAGGAGCGCCAAAGCATTGGAGAGCGCCGTCGTAGCACCAACATTGGCATTAAGCGCAGGAGTAGCAGTAGGGGGTGACTGTAGAGTCACCCCTGACTAGGTAGTCACCCTAATGATACTCTTTATACTTAAGATAGAGTAACAAGTTAAAGAGTAACCAGAGTTACGAGTTTACTAGTTACTAGAGAAACTATGGCAGCAACACAAAAGAAGTTCAGGGGGAGTGGAGCGGAGCCAGCACAGGTTGAGGTGCATCTCTCAAAGCGCCATCCCGGGCAAGTGAGGATTGCCAACAACCCAGCACGGTTCAAGGTGGTGATGTGTGGGCGACGGTTTGGGAAGACGGCGTTTGGCATACGAGAAGCGTGTGATGTAGCGATAGCGGGGGAGCCGGTGGGATGGTTTGCCCCGAACTACAAGTACCTACTCAACGTTTGGCGCGAGCTATTGGAACGCCTCAAGCCGATTATTGCCCGATCAAACGACCAAGAGCGCCGGATTGAACTGGTGACGGGTGGGGTGATTGAGATGTGGACGATGGACAGTCCCGACCCGGGTCTTGGGCGCAAATACAAGTTGGTCGTGCTGGACGAGGCGGGGATTGTCTCAGAGTTGCTGATGATTTGGCAGCAAGCAATACGGCCTACGCTGGTAGACTTGAGCGGGAAAGCCCTTTTTCTGGGGACGCCGCGAGGGAGGAGGCATGGGTTTGTAGTGCTGTTTAACCGTGGGAACGATGAAACAGAGCCAGATTGGGCATCCTTCCGCGCAAAGACTATCGAAAACCCGTACATACCGCCCGAAGAGGTGGAAGCGGCACGGAAAGAGCTTTCTCCAGCCATGTTTGCCCAAGAGTTTGAAGGGATACCGGCTGACGATGGCGCAAACCCCTTTGGGCTAGAGGCAATCCGGTCGAGTCTAGGGGAGATGTCGAAGGAGCCAGTGGTGGTGTATGGGGTAGACTTGGCGCGGAGCATAGACTTTACGGTGCTGGTGGGGTTTGACGCCTATCGCAGGGTGGCCTTTTTAGACCGCTGGCAAGCTCCGTGGGCCACGACAAAGGCTCGGATTATGGGGAGGGTAGGGGAGACGCCCGTAGTAGCTGACGCGACGGGTGTTGGAGACGCGATTGTGGCGGACTTGCAGGGAATGGGAGTCGTTGTCACCCCCCACGTTTTTACCCAATCGTCCAAACTGCGCTTGATGCAGCGGCTAGTCGCGGCGTTTCAGGGGAAAGAGTTGACGCTGCCTGACGCCGAGGATGCCCGCTGGTTAACCTCTGAGATGGAGGCGTTTGAGTTTACCTACACGGCCACAGGTGTGCGCTATGAAGCGCCAAGCGGGTTCCACGATGACGGCGTGATGGCGGTGGCCTTGGCGCTCCACGGCTGGGATCGGGTGCAGGGGGTGGTTCCAGAGGCTCCACCGGGGTTGCGGCTAGTAAGCGATGACCCCTATGTTTCCCCGGAGCAGAGTCCTGCGCGTCTGTTCCAACCGTCAGGGGACTTTCAATCGCAACTGCCCGGATCGGGCTGGTAACGTATGAAGAGGCGAGGCATGGACGCAGTGCTGGCAAAACTTGGCAAGAAACTTGGGCGCAAACCGTTGCTCAAGCGCAAAGGCGCGGAGATGGAGTCGTCTAAGCCTGCTGGGATGACGGTCGTGATTGGCATGGGGAAGCCGATGGCTGGCCGTGGCCCTATAAAAAAGCGTGAAGACGACGAGCCGATGGACGAGATGGAACCAGAGGCGATGAGCGCCAAGCTCGACGCGCTGATGGAACGCATTGATATGCTGGAAGCCAAACTCGCGGAGTACGAAGGCGAAGACGAGTCCACTGAAAACGAAGAGGAAGAAGACTGATGCTTGGTGACGCTGCGCTGACGCTCGCGCTTAAGGTGATCTCTCCCATTCTGATCGGTCTTGTCACGCCATACGTGCTTGACGGGATCAAAAACGCCAGCAAACTGGTAGACGAACTCCCCGCATTTGCCAAGCAAGGACTGGCAATTGCCATTGCCTCGCTGGCAACGGCGCTGGCAAACCTGCTTGGCACGGACATCCCGACTGAACTGGCGCTCTGGGACGGCGAAGTGGTAAAGGCGCTGGTGGCTGGCTTCTTGGCAATCGCGATCAAGCAGCACAAGCAGCTAAAGGCCAAGAAGTAGCGTGAAAACCCCAGCATGGCAGCGGGCTGAAGGGAAGAACCCCGATGGCGGACTTAACGCCACAGGCCGCGCCTCGCTCCGTGCTGAAGGCAAAGACATCAAGCCGCCCGTGAAGCGAGATGCGGCAGCAAAAAGCCCAACCAAGGCCAAGCGCCGTATTGCTTTTTGCGCTCGTATGACGGGTATGCGTAAGAAACTAACCAGCGCCAAGACGGCGAACGACCCCAACAGTCGAATCAACAAAAGCCTTCGGGCATGGGAGTGTAACTGATGGCGGCAACCCTAATCAAATCGGCGCAGCAGGCCATTACGGTGGCCGATGCCGCCGCTACGGTGCTCGGATTGCCGTCACCCGCATGGGTCGCGGTGCAAATCACGGCGTCGGCGCTGACCGGCACGATCACGTTTGAAGTGACCGTGGACGGGGCAAACTGGGCATCGTTGGAACTGTACCCGTCTACCGATCTCGCCGACTCCGGGTTGACGGCTACGGCGACAGCGGCAGGGCTGTTTGTGTCCAAGACCCCGCTCGCGGTCTCTGGCGTGCGGGCGCGGTGTTCGTCGTTTACCTCGGCGACCACAGCGGTCGTCACTGTCCGCATGGCGTGCATCTAACCGTTTTCCCCTGAGGAGTGTCCGATGTCGTTCCCGACTACCGCATTTACTGATCCCGTCGCCGCGCAGTCTGCCGTAGCAAACTTCTGTGACCAAAACGGCTTGAGCGCCATCGTCCTCGACGGCCAGCAAGCCGTGCAAAACGCACTGTTAGCCAATCTTGTGCAGGAATTGCCTGCCGCTACCGTGGTCGGCGGAGCAGCCGTCGCCAACGGAGCTGGGGCGCTTGGCGTTGGCGGGTTTGTTTCGACCAGCGTGGTGCGCGAGGGCGACCTCCGCGTGACCCGCATTCTTGTAGACCTGACCGGCCTTTCGTCCAGCACCACCGATCTGGACATTATCGGACAGGGGACCGTAGCCGCCTTCCTCACGCAGATCACGGCAGCGACCAACGGCACGATTGTCGGCGGCACCATGACCTGCCTCGAAGTGCCTGCTGGTGGCGTGACCGACATCGACCTGTATGTTGCGACCGCTGGCACTGGCAAGCTTGACGATGCCATCAGTGGTCTGGCTGGGCAAGCGGCTGTGGTCACGTCCGGTGGAGCGTGGACGTTGGCGGCAATTAAAGGCACTTCGCCAGACGCCGTCGTAGCCAACGGGTTCCTGTATTTGACCGGCGGAGCAGCGGGCACGGCAGCGGCGTACACGGCGGGCCGAATCCTCATCACGTTGTTTGGTCGCTAAGGCGGGATGTCTGACGCCGCGCACGTCCTTTGGGCAATCGTCGCCGTTTACGCCGTCTGGCGAATGACGGCGGTGGCCGAACTCTTTGCGTCAGTCCGTTTACCAGAAAAATTGGACGCCGTACAGAATACGGACATCCCAGAAGATTTGATGGCGCTTGCCATGACGTATTCTGAAGTGTGGGCGCAAGAAGATACGCTCAAGGCGATCCGTGAGAGATACGAGCAGTTGCAAAATTGGAATCGGGTACGCAGCGCCTTTGGGATCGGGAGCATAGGATGACAGGACCGATGATGATGGACGAAGACCCGGCCTTTATCGGCGCAACGTTGGACGACGAGATGGCCCGTATCATGGAGGGGCTGTCCAACAACCCGATGTCCCCGAACGAGCAGATGGCTCCGAATCTGCCAAACGACATGGACATCCCCCGCACCGAGTTGGAACAGGCGCTCATCCGCGCACTGTACGGGTACGATTGCCCACTTGCCAATGATGCAGCGGTCGAGGACCGTGCCGCATGGGCGTCATGGGTTCGCGGCCTGTGGGACTCTCGACGGGAAGCGGTCCAGACGCATCTGCACTTGGTCGAGCGGAACCGCCTGTTTCGGGCTGGGCAGCAGTGGATTTCCTCGCAGGGGCTAGGTCCGTG